GCAATGGGTATTGAAGATGTTGCATCAAAGTTTGCAGGTAGAGGTGGTTTAACCGATGCTTATAACTTTGCAATGAAAGATTTATCAGCAGCAATTAGTTCTCTTTCAGAACCACAGAGAAAGAAGATATTTGATGAGGGTAAGTGTTTTATGAACTTGGAAGTTATCTGGCCTACATCGGTAAATGTGATACCTTACGGACAAGCTCTGTTAGTATTCCACAACACTACTTGTTATAATGAAGCGGGTGTGGCAGTTGGTGCAAACCAAGCAGCTGCAACAATGTTGGCAGGTATGATTAAGCAAGTGAATGCAGATGTTCAATCACAATATACAATTCAAGGACCTCCGGTAACAATATTACCTAAAAACGAAGAGTTAAGTTCTAAACAAAACAAATATATAACTCAATTACAAAAATTACAACATCAGTTCCAATTATCAGATAGAGCAACTGTTGCGGAATACCATCAAGCTTGGTGGGAAAACTTTATTGACAAAGCTAAACCTAAATTACAAAAGTTAGAAAGAGAAGCACTTATTAGAAGATGGGCATTTGGTGATAAATCATTCCGTTTAAATACAATTTCTGACAAAGATGCTCAAAAGTGGGCAATGCAAAATGATAAAGTAAATGTTGAAAAACAACAAAAAGAAAACATTAGACCATTTGAAGAATTATTCTTATCAGTTGGGGCAGATGTTCTTTCGTTTATGAGTTCAGTTCTTACGGTAAATCCTGATATTGCAATTCGTAATATGGCAGGTAGATTAGAAGCAACTGCTGATAAAGTAAGAGGAAGTGGTGATGTTGCTAAATTACAAAAATTAGAAAAAGAATTACAAAGATTACAAAATATCGGTGGTAAAGATAAGATAGTTCCAAACGAAGGAATTGTGTTTGTTTATAAAGGAAACACTTACAAGTTTACAGGAACATTTGCACCACTAAATCAAATATTAGGTATATTTTACGAATAAAAAATAATATATATAGATATATACAAAGGTTACTAACAAAAAATTATGGCAAAAAGAACAAGTTTTGAAGAAAAGAATAAGTTTATTCATCCAACCCGTAAAAAGATTATAGATACGGTCTTTGGTAGAGATGATAATAATCAAACGACGTTTGGTTATGAAAAAGCAGCTGACCAAAAAAGAGAAGTTGGTGAAAGATGGGTAGATGCCGAAGGTAAGGAGTGGGAGCAAAAGGAAGGGTATAAAACCAATGTTACCAAAATGGATGAAGTTAGAGCATACTTACAAAAAATAAGTAATTGTTCTGATGAAGAATGTAAAACTATAAAGTATAGTAGTGCTGATAAAAAGTTGATTGTTAAAACTGGATTATGTGCAACTTGTTTGGCAAAGCAAGAAGTTGTTTTAAGAACAGATGGGACTTGGCCTTTTTATGAAGATTACAAAATGACATTGAATAAATTAGGTTATATTAGAGATTTAAAAGCTCAATTTGAAGAAGCATTGGGAGGGATAAACACTCAATTACAAATGGTAAATGAGGATGGTTCTCTTTCTAATTGGCAATGGGATGTTGATATTGAAGAAGTAAAACAAAATCTACGAAATGATATAGATGGTGCTTACAACGCAATTGAAGAGTTGTTAGAACGAAAGATAGCATTAGAAGATAAGTTACGAGAATTACATCACCCAGAACTTATAAAAAATTAAAACTATGATGAAGTTATTTAGCTTTCAGAACATTATTATCATTGCATTGGTATCATTTGTATTATACAAACAATGTAGTGTAGAAGATAAAGAAATTAAAACCATTAAAGTAGATGGTAAAAATTATGAATTGCTAAAACATCAAGTAGAAACTCTTACAGTTGTAAAACCTACTGTAAAATATTTAAAAGGTGATGAAATCTATCACGAAACGGTTGTAGAAAAAAATGTAGAAGTACCTGTTTATGTAAAAGCAGATACTGAAAGAATACTAAAAGATTATCATGCAAAAGTTTTGTATAAGGATAGATTAGTATTGAGTGATGGTTTAGGTGTGATTGATTTAGTTGATACTATATCTAAAAATAAAATAATCGGTAGAAAATGGAATGCTCAAATAAATGAGAGAACTATTACCGATACTAAAATTGTAAAAGAACTTCCAAAAAATCAAGTTTATATTGGGGCACAAGGTGTAGTAGGTAATTCTATTGTAATGGTTGGTCCTCAAATAACTTTGAAAACCAAAAAAGATAATTTATATGGTGTAAATATGTTTTTAGATGCAAACGGAAATAAATACTACGGTGCATCTATTGGTTGGAAGATTAGATTGAAAAAATAATATGGCAGTTCAAGGACAACCAAAGAAAAGTCTAAAAGAGATAATCTCAGATGAATATCGTAAATGTAGTTTAGACCCCATTTACTTTATGAAAAAATACTGTGTTATCCAACACCCAACTAGGGGTAAGATACCATTTCACTTATATCCATTTCAGGAAAATTGTTTAACAGATTTTAAGGAAGACCGTTTTAACATTATTCTCAAATCTCGTCAGTTGGGTTTATCAACTCTATCTGCGGGATTTATTCTTTGGAAGATGTTATTCAATCAAGATTTTAATGCATTGGTTATTGCAACCAAAGTAACGGTTGCAAAGAACTTGGTAGAAAAGGTTAGAGTAATGCATGATTTATTACCGGTCTGGTTAAGGGATGGGGGTAACTCTTCTGTTGAAGACAACAAACTATCACTTAAACTAAAGAACGGTTCGCAAGTAAAAGCAATTGCATCTTCACCTGATGCAGGTCGTTCGGAAGCCTTATCACTATTGGTTGTGGATGAGGCAGCATTTATTAGAGATATTGATGAGATTTGGTTATCGGCACAATCTACGCTATCAACGGGTGGTTCGGCAATTGTATTATCTACACCAAATGGTATTGGTAACTGGTTTCACAAAATGTGGGTAGAGGGAGAAAGTGGAACAAACGGTTTCAATTGTATCAATCTCCATTGGACAGTTCACCCAGAAAGAAATCAAGCTTGGAGAGATGAACAAACTCGTATTTTGGGAGCTAAGGGTGCAGCACAAGAATGTGATTGTGACTTTGTTGGTTCAGGTGCTACGGTAATCGAACCAGAACTATTGACTTGGTATAAGAACACATATGTTATGGAGCCAGTTGAGAAAGCGGGATTTGATAGAAACTTATGGAAATGGGAATATCCAAATTACAACAAACAATATATGGTTGTAGCTGACGTTGCCCGTGGAGATGGAGCCGATTATTCTACTGCACAAGTTTTAGATATAGAAGATTGTTCTCAGGTTGCAGAATACAGAGGCAAGATTGACACAAAAGATTTTGGAAACTTTCTAACTGCATTAGCAACTGAATATAATAACGCACTTTTAGTAATTGAAAACTCAAATATAGGTTGGGCATGTGTTCAGCAAGTAATAGATAGAGGATATCAAAATCTATTCTATATGAGTAATGACTTAAAATATATTGATGTTGAAAGACAAATAAGTAATAAGTTTTACAGAGATGAAAAGCAAATGGTAGCTGGTTTCTCTACAACATCAAAAACAAGACCTCTTATCATTTCGGCATTAGATACTTATATGAATGATAGAGATATTCTTATTCGTAGTGGTAGATTGATAGATGAATTATTTACATTTGTTTGGCAAGGTGGTAGAGCAGAAGCAATGAAAGGATACAATGATGACTTAATTATGGCATTGGCAATTGGATTATGGGTTCGTAATACTGCACTTCGTTTAAGACAAGAAGGAATAGATTTAACCAAAAATATGTTGAACTCTACAACCGTAAATCATTATCAGGGTATGATTTCAACCGGCTATTTATCTAAAAACCCATACGAAATGGAATTGGGTAAAGGTGATGTTGAAAATTTAACTTGGTTACTTCAATAATTTTTATATATTTATAGATTAGATATAACATATTTTTAAAATGGATTTAACTAAAATAATCAAAGAATTGGAAAACCCCTGTTGGAAAGGGTATGAAATGGTTGGAATGAAAAATAAAGATGGAAGAGAAGTTCCAAATTGTGTTCCAGTATCAGAAGATAAAGGACCTTGTTGGAAAGGTTATCAGCAAGTAGGTATGAAAGAGAAAGATGGTAGACAAGTTCCTAATTGCGTTCCTGTATCAGAAGACATTAATTCAGATGCCGATGTAAACTATGGTATGGTTGAACCGGAAGAGTATGATGTAGAAGATGAGGATATGGTAGACTTTATTTCTTTTATGAGAGGATATGATAAAAACCTAAATGAAGGTTGCCAATGTTTAAGAGAAGCTGAATACCAAGGTAGAGAAGTAAAATTGGGCAAACCAATGGCAGGTGATGTTAAGAAATTCAAAGTATATGTTAAAAATCCAAAAGGTAATGTTGTAAAGGTAAACTTTGGACAAAAGGGTGTTAAAATTAAAAAGAACAATCCGGAAAGAAGAAAATCTTTTAGAGCAAGACACAATTGTGAGAATCCAGGACCAAGAGATAAAGCAAGATATTGGTCTTGCAGAAAGTGGTAATAATATTTGGAAATTACAAAAAAAATTATTATCTTTATAGATACTTTACAAATTAAAAAT